ATGGAGGAACTGAGCGAACGAGACGACGACCAGCACAACGAGCTGGTCCGCTCGTTCGCCGCCTTCCGGGCACTGCACGGACTCCGCACCCTGCTCGACGGGCCCGCGGCTCCGGACAAGCCCGCCCCGCAGACCCCGGCACCCGGCGCCGAGCCGGCTCGCCACGTCACGGGACTCACCGCGGCGGCGCGCAGCCGTCGCATGACCCTGCTCGGCGTGACAAGAGAGAGGTGACTGGGATGCCCGGCAAGAAGGAAGACCTGAAGGACGACGGCCCGACCTACGACCGGTCGCAGGACCTGCCCGCCGCGCACGCGCGCATCGGCCAGATCCACGAGGAGATGGGCGTTCTCGACCGCGAGGCCGCCGGCGACGCGCTGGAGGAGGACGCGCAGCGCACGTGGGACGAGCTGGAGACGGAGCTGAAGTTCCGCGAGGGCGAGGTGCGCGCGCTGGAGCGTAGCGACCGGCTGCGCAAGTCGCGGGAGCGGTGGAGCTCCACGCACTTCTCTTCGGCGCAGGACCCGTTCGCGGACGACCCGCGCACGCTGGAGGGCCGCGCGGTGTTCGATCGGTCGATGGCCGTGGTGGATTCCTCGGTGGGCGGCCGTCACCTGGAGCCGGTGCAGAAGGAGCGCGTGCACAAGCTGCTGCGCACCCAGACCGGCGACACCAACGGCGAGCTTCTCGGCCGGCTGCTGCTGGCGACGGAGAACCCGCACTACCGGTCGGCGTTCCAGAAGATCGCGGCCTCGCAGGCGCCGGTGTTCACGCCGGAGGAGGCGCGGGCCATCGAGCAGGTCGGGCTGATCAAGCGGGCGATGTCGGTCGGTTCGCCGGGCGGCGGCGGTTTCGCGGTGCCGGTGCTGATCGACCCGACGATCATCCTGACCAGTCAGGGCAGCGAGAACGACATCCTGCGCCTGGCCCGTGTGGAGACGATCACGAACGACACCTGGCGTGGCCTGAGCTCGGCGGGCGTGTCCTGGTCGTTCCACGCTGAGGCGGCGGCGGCGGGCGACAACTCGCCGACGATCGGCCAGCCGGAGGTGCAGACGCACCGGGCGGACGGCTTCATCCCGTTCAGCATCGAGATCGGGATGGACTGGCCGGGGTTCGCCGACCAGATGTCCATGCTCCTGGCGGAGGGCTACGACGAGCTGCTCGCCGAGAAGCTCACCACGGGCACCTCCGGCAGCAACGAGCCCAACGGCCTCGTGTCCAGCCTCGACGCCACCACGTCCCCGGCGAACATCGAGGTCACCACCGCCGGTGTGATCGGCGCGGTGGACATCTACGGCCTGTGGAACCAGCTTCCGCAGAAGTACCGCAAGCGCACGAACACGGCGTGGCTGTCCTCGACGGACGTGCAGAACACGATCCGGCAGCTCGGGACGACGGACCCGAACTTCACCGTCGACATCACGCAGGAGGCGATCCCGCGGCTGTTCGGGCGCGAGTACCCGATGAACGACTACATGCAGGACGACCCGGCCGGGACCGGCGTTCAGCCGCTGCTCGTGCTCGGCGACTTCCAGGGCTACCTGGTGGCTCAGCGGGCCGGCATGCAGGTCGAGTTCATCCCGCAGTTGTTCGACGTGACCAACAACCGGCCGACCGGTCAGCGCGGATGGTTCGCGTGGGCGCGCGTCGGCGCCGGCGTGGTCAACCCGGCCGCGTTCCGGCTGCTGGTCAACCGGTCCGCGTAGTTCCCACCACCATCTCCGGGCCACGGCGTGCTCAGCCCGCGCCGTGGCTCGGATCCCTCCTGGGCTGAAAGGAGAAGACCTTGAAGTATTCCGCGTGTTCTGGGGCGGTCCGCTGGTCGGGCGGCCTGACGGTGCTGTCGCCGGGCCAGTCGATCGCTGACGACCACCCGCTCGTCGAGGAGCGGCCGGACCTGTTCACCGACGAGGCGCCCGGCCCTGACATTCAGTTGCCGGCCAAGCCGGGCCGTGGCGTCCCCCCGGTGGTCGAGACGGCCACCCAGGAGCCGGGGGAGCAGCGGCAGGTTCGCGCCCCTCGCGCCACCAAGGCCAAGGGCGTTCCCGGTGAGTGACGGGCTCGTGCAGATGGCTTACCTTCACCCGCATCGGGTGAGTCATTCCTGGCACGAGTCCGTGATGCGGCTGGTCATGTGGGACCAGATGAACGACGGTCGCCTGATGGGCACCGGCGGGCCGTTCATGATCTCCTGTGGTGCGAATGGGATGGTCGAGGCCCGCAACCTGGTGTTCCGGCGGTGGCTGGACGAGACCCCGCACGAGTGGCTGTGGTGGATCGACACGGACATGGGGTTCGCCCCGGACGTCGTCGATCGGCTGCTCGACGCCGCAGACCCTGCAGAGCGGCCGGTGGTCGGCGGGCTGTGCTTCGCCGCGCAGGAGGTGGCCACGGACGGCATGGGCGGGCGGCGGATCCGGCTCGCGCCGACCGTGTACGCCCCGGCGAAGGACCGGGATGGGCAGGTCGGGTTCTCGGTCCGCTGGCATTTCCCGGACAACACGCTGATCCAGGTGGCCGGGACCGGGTCGGCGTGCCTGCTGGTGCACCGGTCGGCGGCGGAGAAGGTCCGCGCGCAGCACGGCGACGCCTGGTGTGACCCGGTGCGGTACCCGGACGGGCGGTGGGTTAGTGAGGACCTGAGCTTCTGCTGGCGGCTGTCCACCGTGGGCGTGCCCGTGTTCGTCCATACCGGCGTGCAGACGACCCACCACAAGCAGGTGTGGATCGGCACGGAGGACTACACCCCGCCGGCCGACGCCGCGGCGGTGGCGTCGTGACGGGCGGCGAGGCGTCGGGGCTGGTCGTCATCGTTCCGACGCGTTCGCGTCCGGCGGCGGCGCACGAGCTGGTCGAGGCGTTCAAGGAGACGTGCACGGCGGACACTGAGCTGGTGTTCGCGATCGACGAGGATGACCCGGAGTTGCGCGGTTACAAGGGCCTGCGCGGGCTGATCGGCCCGAACGGGTCGATGGTGGAGGCGCTCAACGCCACGGCCGCCGAGGTGCTCAAGCGCGACGTCCGGCCGCAGGCGATCGGGTTCATGGGCGACGACCACCGGCCGGTCACGGTCGGCTGGGATGCCGCCTACCTGGCGGCGCTCAAGAGCCTGCCCGGGTTCGTGTACGGCAACGACCGGGTTCAGGGCGCGAACCTGCCCACGCAGGTGGCGATCAGCACGCCGGTGGTGGCCGCGCTCGGGCACATGGCGCCGCCGGCGCTGCATCACTTGTACGTGGACAACTACTGGCTGACGCTGGGCCGCAACGCGGGCTGTATCACCTACCTGCCGCGCGTGGTCGTTCAGCACCTGCACCCGGTTGCGGGCACCGCGGAGTGGGACGACGGGTACCGGCGGGTGAACGCCCCGGAGGTGTACCGCAAGGACCGGGGCGCGTTCGAGGCCCACATGCGTGAGCACGGGCCTGAAGAGGTCCTCGCGGTGCGCGAGGCGTGCGCGGGAGTCGGGGGTGTGCGGTGAAGAACGCTCTGGTGACTGGCGCGGCCGGGTTCGTCGGCCGGCACATGGTGGCCGAGCTGCTGACGCGCGGCTGGCAGGTGAACGGCGTTGACATCGCTGACGGCCATGACGCGCACGAGACGTTCCGCATGCACCGTGAGGTGTACGACCTGGTGGTCCACGCGGCGGCCACGGCTCCGCACCGGGTGGCGATCGACTCTCAGCCGATGAACCTCGCGCTGGATCTGGCGCTCGATGCCGCGATGTTTGAGTGGGCGGTGCGGACCAGGCAGCGTCGGGTGCTGTACCTGTCGAGCAGCGCGGCATACCCGGTGGGTCTCCAGTCGGGGAATCCGCCGTACCGGCTGCACGAGTGGGATCTCGCCACGCTCCAGGAGGCGGCGGAGCTGGGGCTCGAAAGGCCGCTCGCGCCGGTGGGGTCGCTAGGCCCTGACGCCTCCTACGGCTGGACGAAGCTGACCGGGGAGAAGATGGCCGCCGCCGCACGGTCCGCGGGCATCGCTGTGAGCGTCGTGAGGCCGTTCTCCGGCTACGGGGAAGACCAGGGGGCCGACTGGCCGTTCGGGGCCTTCGTGGCGCGTTCCAGGCGCAGGGAGGACCCGTTCACGGTGTGGGGGTCGGGTGCGCAGGTGCGCGACTGGATCCACATCGACGACGTCGTGGCCGGCGCCCTGGCGGTCGCCGAGGCGGGCGTGCGCGAGCCGGTCAACCTGTGCACCGGCGTGGGCACGTCGATGGTGGAGCTCGCGGAGATGGTGTGCCGGGCGGCGGGCTACTCGCCGTGGATCACGGCGTACCGGACCGCGCCCGAGGGCGTCGCCTACCGGGTCGGTGACCCGGCCCGGCTGCTGGAGGTCTACCAGCCGCGCGTCACACTCGACGAGGGCGTGGCCCGAGCGTTCCGGAGCGTGACGGCATGACGTACGTCGACCTGACCACGCTCAAGGGCATGCTCGGCATCACCGACACGGCCCGGGACACACAGCTGCAGGACGCCATCGACGGCGCCGTGGCCGCGATCAACAAGCGGTGCGGCGGCCGCACATTCGACCGCGACGAAGATGCCTCGGCCCGGACGTTCCGCACGGCCCGCCGCGTGGCGGTGCACGACGACGGCGAACTGCTGATCCTCGACGACATCGCCACCGAAGACGACCTGGTGGTGGAAGTCGGGTCCGGCACCTCGTGGACGACGCTCGACCCCGGCGCGTACGAGGCTCACCCTGAGAACGCCCTCGCCCGCGGCCAGGCCATCGAGGGGCTTATCAGCCGGTGGACGGGCTACAGCCGGGTGCGGGTCACCGCCGTGTGGGGCTGGCCCGAGGTGCCCGCCGACATCGCCACCGCCGCCCGGCTGCAGGCGAGCAGGCTGTTCGATCGCAAGAACTCGCCGGGCGGGGTTGTCGGGTCCGCCGAGTGGGGTGTCGTCCGGCTGCCTCACCTGGATCCGGACGTGCGTGCCCTGATCGGGCCGTACATCCTGCCGGGGTTCGGCTGATGGCCGGGTTCAGCGAGCTCCGCGAGGGCCTTGCCGTCCAGTTGCGCACTATTCCGGCGCCGCTGACGGTGCACGCGTCGGTTCCTGACCGCATCGTGACGCCGGCGGCGATCGTCACGCCGGGGTTCGAGGGTGAACCGGCGATCCGGTTCGACTCGACGATGGCCCGGGGCAGCGACGACTTCCTGTTTACGGTCACGCTGCTCGTGCAGTACAGCGACGACCAGTCCGCCCAGGACGAGCTGGACGCCTACCTGGCCGGTTCCGGGGCCCGCTCGGTCAAGGCGGTCATCGAGGCCGACATGAGCCTGGGCGGGATCGCGAGTTTCGCCCGGGTGCGGGAGGCCCGCAACTACGGACCGATGACCTACAACGACGTGCGATACCTCGGCGTCGACTTCGGCATCGAAATCACAGCGTAGGAGGACGTGGTGGCCAAGCAGTACAGGGTGCTGGCCGGCCTCGACTACCCCGCCCGAGGCCGCGGGCCTCGTCGCCGGGCCGAGCCGGGCGAGCTGGTCGACGACCTGCCGAAGGGCAGCGTGGCGTGGCTGGTCGAGCAGGGAGCGATCGAGGAGGTGAGCGGCGATGGCGTTCGTGCACAGCAAGAACAGCCGGGTGATGGTGAATGAGCGGCACCTGTCTGGCCGGATCAACGGCTGGACGGTGGCTGGCGAACGGCAGCTCGGCGAGACGACGACGCTGCTCGACGACGGCGGCCGGTTCATTCCCGGCCTGCGTGCGGGCAGCATCAATCTCAACGGGCTGTTCGATGGGTCGGCGAACGACATCGACCAGGAGATCCAGTCGAGCGACGGCGCTCTCGACGGTCTGCTGACCACCGTCCTTCCGGACGGGTTCACGATCGGGAAGCCGGCGTTCATCGCCACGTCGAACCTGTCGAGCTACAGCGTCGAGTCGTCGGTGTCCGACACCGTGAGTCTCACGGTGGAGGCCACGCCGAACGACGGTGTGGACCACGGCAGGGTCGTGCACGGCCACACCGAGGAGGACACCACCGGCGACTCGGCGTCGATCGACGACGGCGCTTCCAGCGCGAATGGCGGCGTGGCTGTCCTGCACGTCACCTCCGTGTCCGGTGGCACGCCGTCGCTGACGGTCAAGGTTCAGCACAGCGTCGATGACTCGGTGTGGGTGGACCTGATCACCTTCAGTGCGGCGACGGCCGCCACCAGCCAGCGAAGGACGGTGGCCGGCACGGTCAACCGGTACGTGCGCGAGCAGCACACCATCTCCGGCTCGACTCCGTCGTTCACGTACGCGGCGGCGTTCGCTCGCCGGTAACACCACCACTTCCGTTCGGCCCGGCCATGTCGCCGGGTTTTTTCATGCCCGGAGGGCGACATGGCATTCGTTCACGGTAAGAACAGCGTTTTCGCGGTGGATGACACCGGCGGCACGCTCCGCACCCTGACCTCGTTCGTCGACAACGTGTCCGGCCTGCCTGGGCCGCGGGACCTGTCGGAGGTGACGGCGTTCGGCGACCAGGGCGTGAAGAACATCCCTGGCCTCGTCAACGCCACGTTCAGCATCTCGGGCCATTGGGACCCGACGCAGACGACCGGCCCTGACGCGGTGCTGGGCGGTCTGATGACCGGCCAGACGGCGACGGCGACGTTCGAGTACGGGCCGCAGGGCTCGACGAGCACGAACATCAAGTACACGGGTGAGGCGTGGATCACCTCCTACACGGCGGAATCCAGCGTGAGTGACAAGGTGTCGTTCAGCGCGGAGTTCCAGGTGGACGGCGTGGTCACGCGCACCACGTACTGATGGCGTCGCAGTGGGAGGTGGCGTTCACCTTCGGCCGGGAGTGGAAGGAGCTCAACCGGCGGTTGCGGCACGCCGGTGAGAAGGGCATGGCGAAGGAACTGCGTAAGGCGGTGCGCGAGGCGGCCAAGCCCGGCCGGGACGCCGCCAAGGTCGCCGTCCGCTCCATCCCCGTGAAGGGGCCACGCTCGACTGGGCTGCGCCGGCGGATGGCGCGAGGCGTCGGTATCCAGGCGGACGCCCGCCGGGTGCGGATCGTCACCCGGATGCCCGCCGGGCTGGAGATGCTGCCGCGCGGCTTCGACACCGACAAGGGGTGGCGTAAGCCCCTGTTCGGTGATCGGGAGCGGTGGTTCCAGCAGGCGGGCCACCCGTGGTTCCGCAAGACCATCGCGAAGACAGCGCCCAAGGCGCGGGAGGAGATGAAGGCCGCGATGGATCGCGTCGCGGACCAGATCACCCGCTGATCGCGGGACGGCCGGGTGATGCGGGTCTACCGGCCGTCCCGTAACAACCCAGACCCGCGCGCACGAAGGAGACCCGCATGGCAACGAGCAGGCAGGCGAGCGCAACTGACGCCGACGAGATCGCCGTCGAGGCGGCGCCGCGGCGGATGTTCGAGTGGACGGGCGGGAGCGGGCAGAAGATCAGCCTCGCGATTCCGAAGCGGATCAAGCGCGGCAAGGTCGCCCGCCGTCTGGGGCAGAACGACATGGTGGGCGCGCTGGACGTCATCTTCACTCCGGAGGAGGTCGAGGCGTTCGAGGACCTCGACCTGTCGCCGGAGGAGTGGGAGGACATCCAGAACAAGCTGTGGGACGCCGTCGCAGGTACGGGCCCAAAAAGCTCGTAGCCCTGTCCCGGCTGCTGGTCGACTACGAGGACGACATCGAGGCGGACCTGGCCCGCTTCTATCCGCGTGACGCTGATCAGCTTGAGGCGTTCTGGGATGGCCGCCTGTCGTGGCGGCGGCTGTGGGTGCTCGTATCCAGGCTGCCGCGCGACGCGGCCACGGTGATCGCCACTCTGGGGCCGGAGCAGGCGGCATGGTCCACCGAGGTCGAGCTGCTGGCCAAGGCCGTCGACGAGCTCGCCGTCGGCAACTGGCTGTTCGCTTCGGCCAACCGCGGCAAGGCGCCGGAACCGCCACGGCCGGAGCCGATCTCAAGACCGTTCGATGACGACCAGGCTGGGGGGTGAGCTGTGGCCAATCAGACCGCCCTCGGTTTCACGATCTTCGCTCGTGAACGCGCATCGAAGGCGCTCAAGCAGGTGGGGAACGACCTCACCCGCCTCCAGTCGCAGATGAACAGTGTGCGGACGGTCGCGGGCAAGGGTGTCGGCTTGGCGGCTCTGGCGGGCGGGGCCACCGCGCTGGCCGCCGCGGTGGTGCCCGCGGCGGCGGCGGTCGTGGCATTGCCTGCCGCGATGGTCGCCGCCAAGGTCGCGACCGGCGTTTTGAAGGTCGGCCTGATCGGCGTTGGGGACGCGATGTCGGCCGTGGCGGAGGGTGACGCCGCCAAGCTGGACCAGGCGCTGGAGAAGCTGTCGCCGAACGCCCGCCGGTTCGTGACGGAGATGTCCGGGCTGAAGAAGGAGTTCGACGGCGTCCAGCGGGCGGTCCAGGACAAGCTGTTCGACGGCCTGGCTGCCGAGATGTCGCCGGTGGC